TTAATAATCTCTAATGGTTTGTAATCAAAGAAGTCTGTTATTAACACAAATCCAAGTTGATTGGTTGGAAATGATTTGAATATACGGGCATCATCATCATTGATCAGTTTAACTCGCAATCTTGCTTCGTATTCTTCACCAATATTTTCTTGTGTTGGTTTTAGTAACTCAATGTGTTCATCCACTATGTACAATGGATCTAATGATACCATATGTGGGATTATGTTATTCTTGCCCGGTCTGATATGCATTCCTGCATATTTCCAGTTACTATATAGGCTAATTCGTTTAGCTAAGGTGTCAGCAATGGTATATGGTTTTCGCACTGATAGATCATTGACCTTATCGTAATAGTGTTCACCATCGCGTGATGTTCTTTCTAATATAAATTCAGGAGTATCCTTTTTTCCTTGTTTGTATATAGTATAACTATCAGCGAAGTATGTTGGTTCAATTGCTTTCGTGGTATCAATAATCATATCATGCAATCGCAAAGCATCATCGTTCAACTTTGATATTGATTGCATTACATCTTGATGATCATTGGCTATCAAGTCAATTTGATCTTTCCACGGTTGTCCCTCTTCGTGTCCATAATCTTCGGGATTTAGATAATGGCTATGCTTTATAGTTTTTAACATAGCATATAGCATTTCTTCGGTGCTTTTATAATATTCCCATATCTTTTCAAATTCAATAGATCTATTATATGCTACTATAGAACTAAGTTTTTTGGATGCGTTAATTTCTGGCATTTTTATATTTCAAATAAATTCTCAAATGTACTATTAATATCTGTGTTAGCTACGATACCCCAATCCAATACCCCTAGTAAGTTATCTAGCTTTTTGTCAATAATAGTATCTTCCATAAGCTGGTCATCAAATGGTAACTCTTTAAACCATTCTGGTAAGTGTGCTTCATCGGTTGGATATCCAATACTTGTCCATCCCAATTGATTGGGTTTTAATTTACACACAATAGTTTTCATNCCATCTACAATTGGCGCACTATGGTTATCATTATTCATTCTACGCATATTATTCCAGTTTAATGCAGCACGAACATGNCCAGGCATATTAGCCTTTCCTTGTTCCTTCTCTAAGTTGCCGTATTTTGTTAAATTATTNACTCTTTTNGGTGTTCCTTTTTCCCAACTCTGCATATTGTGAAACTTATGCTTAAAGTCCTTGGCATGATCAATGACATGTTCTTTGGATGATCCCGTCAATGTATCATATAATATATCACTTAAAAAATCTTGAACTATAGGAGGTGTATCACTTCGTTTAAGATCCAATCCCATTGCTTTTACTTTGCCAGGCTTACCATCAGTGTCCAGTCGGTCGCCTTCGTTATCATACACTAATACTGCATATCGTTTTTTAGTAATAAACAACGCACTTTCTGCATTGATTTCACGACCACATTTAATAATTTCACCCTTTTCATGGGGTGCATGATGTGCAGTAGCCATGTATTTAGGAAAGCTAATATTAACTTCATCTGCTATTTGGTCATATAGTTGAATAGCTAAGTCTTTATTCCATTTCTGCTCTCCTGCTTCTACTGCATCTTTTAATACTGGCCATGCAGAGAAATATGCTGAATCTGTGTTATGCACAGCAATATCATTTGCAAAAAATATCGGCTCTTTGTTTTTTATAGAAATATCATATACGTATTGAGTAGTTCGCTCTAATTTTTCTATTTTGGTTATTCGTTGTCTGTATGTTTTAACCATTTAACACACTCTTCGATAATAGTTGATTCATTTTCATTATATTCTGATTCCCAAATAATTTTAGTTTCGATGCCACGCTGTTCTTTTAACGTGTCTATTTTTATTTTATCCTTGTTCCAAATGTCTTATGCTAAACGGATATTATTAGATCGTCCTCCAATAATTCAACAGGTGTAATTTCGTGAATGGAACCATCGCGATCAATTATAATACTATGATCTTCAGTTACCGTAACACTTTTACCATCTTCGACTGTTATTTTATACATTTGCTTATCAGTCTTATGGCGCATTACATAACTAATTTCGTTATATTCTGCAACATCGTCTACTGAGTTATATCCCAGTACTTTAGTATCTTCGTCTGTTACTATTGCATATTCTTTGCCGTGTTCTGTTTCTACTTTGTGCGATATACTATTGTATAAATCTGCAATAGTACTATCCTCTTCCTCGAATACACGAATCATCGAATCGCCTGTAACGCTATCACCATATACAATACATTCTCCATCGTGTTTGTATTTGCCAGTCAGACATTGGTTCACATAAGCATCCATGTGTTGTGCAATAGCACGACCAGTTAACGTGGTTGATTGACCAATTCGCTTATCAAAAAACCGACAATGCTTGTTAAGAATCGCACCATACAATGAATTCAATAGAATTTTCTTTACTAGTTGGCGTTTATCCCAGAACGCAATATCTTCTTTGGTGGTGCTTTCTCTTTTCTTTTTCTGCATAACTTTACGTTCGGCATACCATCGTTCTAATAATCCAGGTATGATGCCTTCATTTTCATATGAAAAGATGGTTCCATTTGCACTTAATGCCCAATTACTAGCTGGGTTAAATACAATATCATATAATTCAGATGCCATATGTTTTGATGTTTTGCCATCATCCCAATCAACATCTATTTCAATATCAGATCTCTTGCCCATTACCTCGGAATATTCTAACGAACTGAATAACCCCTCCCATGCACCAGCGAATGTTACTTGCGTTTCTCCTTTCCGCTTAGTCATTTTATCTTTGATATATTTGTCAGTTTTGGTAGGTCTTAACTGTCCAATAATCGTTTCGGGTGCCATGTTCAATGACCGGATAATTGATGGATATAGACTATTGATATCTATTGATCCGATCCATTTGTGAATACCTTTTTTTGGATAAGCAACATATGCGCCAGCCGCCTTTGTATTCATTATCTCCTCTTTGGTTTTGTTTGGGACTACAAAACCACGTTCATGTGCTTCATTAATAATTGCCTGTTCAATCAGTGCAACCGACCCAGCAGTAGTTGGGATCAGCACAGTATTCGCATGTGCTAACTCGTTAGCTAAATCTAAAAATTTTAATTTCCTATCTAGTTTAGCTAGTAACATTGTATCTTGTAAGCTATATTCGATGAATTTTTTAAAATCCTGGTTGTACAGCTGGTCTAATGTTCCCTTGTATGGGACTTTATGTTCACCAAGTTCATATTCAGCAATTGCATCAAGTGCATACGAATGCATTTCGTGATAGGTGTATTTTTGATATAGTTGCATATAATCCATATGGATTCGACCAACGAGATCATACGTTTGTTGTTCCTTGCCATATCGTTCAAATGTACGTTTTTTTGGAAGTTTGTTCCATAAGCAGAATTTCCTAGTAGCATTCTTGTTCATTATCTTGGTAACACGATTTACTTGGTATGGGATATCATATGCTTCACTGTTCCATCCTGACAGTACATCAGCATCATCAATTAGTAGGAAAAAAGCCTCAACCATTTCTACTTCGGTATTGAATAGAATAACATCATCCTTCTCAAATTCATTAACGATATCATTTGCTTCCGTTGGTGTTAATGTAGAAGGTGCAATTACGAGACAAATTAATTTATCTAACCAATTAAGATACAATGAAATTGCAGTTATTTGGTTGAATGGATCAGAAGTTGGGGCATACCCCCTTTCTTGGCAAAAATCTGTCTCAATATCAAAGAATGCTGTGTGTAAGGTTGGTGAATCTACATCTTTGTAATTCTCAGACAAAAAACGAAAGACAGGGTTAAAATCACTCTCATATATTTTTTTATTGTTGTGAATTTTTAACTCTTTGTAAAAATCTGACTAGACTTGCATTTAACACGGCTAACAGGTGTTCGGTGTGTACTTTTATATTTTCCATTTGGGTCATCGTAATAGAATTCATATATGGCAGGAAAATCTTTTAATATCCTTTTGCCATCTATGCGTTCTGCTATCTGTATTTTATCATTATCGCGATCATAGATCGCATCAACATACGACACTACTCGGTTTTACCGACTGTTTCAAGTATGGTTTCTAGCAATTCATGATCATCCTGTGCTTGGTGAAAGTTTCGTTTAAATGCTGTACGAACAGCCTTTTTCAAAACACTAGGTTTCACATCTAGTTCTTCGGCGATAGCCTTAATAGTATCATTAAGACCTTCATTTAGGGTTTGAACTTCTGTCATAACACTAACGCCCTCATTAATAAGGTATGTTAGTTTAGTCTTCTGTTCGGTGTTAAAAATTGGTATTGGCATTTGTTATCCTTTTATGTAATAGTGTTATTCATTGCATCGAATTATAACAAAAAGATCTTAGAATGTCAATAGAGTGTTATTTTTTTAATTATATCGTCATAGAATGATTTGGTATATAATGCACTATGATATTCTTTTAATACACTTTGGTTATGCATAGCTAACGCATCTAAATCAACATTGTTTGCAGTTATGTTATTTTTAAGAATTCCTATAATTAATTGAATTTGTGAATAACGGTTAGGCATTAAATCTAGCATGTAATTTAATGGATGTGCTTTTAAGTTTAGGCTGTTTAATAATTGTTCACTCGTGTTGTTGCTATTTAATATTAATGATATGTTAGGGAGTTGCAAACTTTTGATACTCTTTTCAGTAAACACAATAAAAGGATTATCATATTCATTTGATGAATTGTATGTCTCATTGATGACGGAATACTTTGTTTTTGATAATAAATCATATAAGTTTTCAGGTTCATCAAAATTCGTAAATGGCATTTCATTAATGTCGATTGATGAAGAATCAAAACCCGGATTCTCTGACACCGTTTTTATAACATCGAGAGGGGTGGGGGTGGATATATTATGCTGTTGTAACCAATCAGGAATTTGATAACCCAGACAACTAACATACCCCTCGTGCAATAAATTATGTTTGCTAAGTTCATTGAATAGCAATAACCGGTATTCTTCTACCCGCTGAATTAAGCAATCATATAATTTAGATGGGCGGTATTCATATCGGTAGTTATTGTAATATACCCCATAGAATTCTTTTACGGATATAAATTGTAGGTTATCATATTGAAAGGAACCTCCATTGATAATATTGTCTGATATCAATACGATTTTGTTATTGAATGTTTTGGCTATTTCATTAAGGGCAGTCATAAAGCCGTTGTCCCATACAATATCCCCGAATCCTAGCAATGCAAATGTTGCATCCGAATGGTCAGTATTCCAATTCTTGATGTCGGTGTCGATATCTTTTGGTAATACGATAATACCAGCATCATTTAGAACATTTCGTAACTCGTTGGTAAAATGTGCCTCATTATCTAACCACATTAAATGGTCTAGTGATACGCGTGCTTTCATTGCTGTATTTACACCATCGGTTGTTCATCTTTTGGATTTTGAAATGCTACTAGCTTATCTTCTAATTCTCGCTGTGCCATTTGTTTCTTGTGATTGTGA